CAACTCTTTATGCAACTTCTAGAGGGCCTTCATCCAGATGAAGCAGAAATTATTTGTTTGGTGAAAGACAAAAACCTAAAGAAGAAATATAAGTTGACTCGTGCCATAGTTGAAGAGGCATTTCCCGATATACAATGGGGTAATCGAAGTTAGTATGGCAAAAACAAAAACCAGAGATGAGGTGATGGCGGAAGCTTATTGGACACCAAAAGAGAAAGAAGATTTGAGTAGTAGATACTCAACAAGTCTTATCAAAGAGAACTGCAACAGTGAGGAACTCAAAGATAAGTCTCTACCTTCTGATGCTTACATCGTGACTTATAAAGTCGGCGATGAAGTTCGTAATGACCTTGTAAGGTGTCATGCAAAGGTGAATATCTTTGACATGTATTACGATAAATTTGGAGCTGGTTCTATCGTGAGTATTGAATACGGGCCTGGAATTGCAAGTCCAAAAACATGGGGTTTACCAGTGGCAAGCAAACCTAAGAAAAGAGTAAGGAGAAACTCATGAAAGAGGAACAACTCCGTAACCAAATTAATGACATTATTGAGGGAGAGATTCAACTTGGAATCAACGAATTTTTGGAAGAGAAACAAAGAAAAGAAAGTGATCAAGGATTGGGTTTTGTCACTTCAGAAGAAGCAAAGAAACTCAAAGTCAAAGTCTTCAAAGACGAAGTTGACAAAATCATGAAACAATATAAGAAGATAAAGAAGAAAGAAAAGTCAAATATATCTCAGGTCAAGAAATTAGGACTAGTCGATAAACATGGGAGGCCACTCTAATGGATAGAGATAAGTTAAAGGTCATGATTAAGGACTTGAAAAATGTTGTAAATGCGTTAGAATCAGAAATATACTCTGATACAGAGGCATACAAACTAAATCTAAATTATGAAGAGATTGTTAACCAAATTACAGATTATGATGAAGTCTTTGAGGATGATGACGGGTAACAGTGATGATCCCCGTTACTCAGAAGAAAAGTTGTTACTAAGAGCAGCTTGTTTTCGATGCCTTACACACCACTTAGAAGAACACACAAGAGCCGTGTATGAATTTGCAACCATCTGGTGCGATGAACATGACAACGTAGGTGGAATCGAACAAGGCTTTCAAGATTATCTTAGATCATATGCAGAGAAGGCTTTTTCTAAGAGTTAATCTAAATAATATTACAAAACGTAAAACTTATGCCCACATACCCTGTTATTAACAAAGAAACTGGCGAGAAAAAAGAACTCTCTATGTCAATGGTGGCATATGATGAGTGGAGAAAAGATAATCCAAGTTGGGATAAAGATTGGAATGCTGGAGTTGCTGGCCTTGGAGAGGTTGGTGAATGGAGAGACAAACTAATCACAAAGAATCCTAGTTGGAATGATGTTTTACACAAGGCATCTAAGTCTCCTGGCTCAAGAGTTACTAAGATTAACAAGTAATGGCAAGAAAAAAAGATTCTCCTATCGGCGTAGGAATGACCGCTAAACAGATGAAGAGAAAAAGACCAATTAATGCCGACCTTTTAAACAAGATCGAGCCTATTACAGACAATCAAAAGACACTCTTTGAAAATTACAAAGAGGGTAAAAATATTTTTGCTTACGGTGCTGCTGGTACAGGTAAAACTTTCGTTGCATTATATCTTGCATTGAAAGATATTCTTGACCCACACACTCCTTACAATCAACTTTATATTGTAAGATCTCTTGTATCAACTAGAGAGATCGGATTCTTGCCTGGCGATCATGAAGACAAGTCTTTCTTGTATCAGATACCATACAAGAATATGGTTAAGTATATGTTTCAGATGCCAACTGATGCAGACTTTGAGATGTTATATGGTAATCTAAAACAACAGGATACTATCAAGTTCTGGAGCACATCATTCATTCGTGGAACAACTATCGACCAAGCGATTGTGTTAGTTGATGAGTCACAAAACTTGAATTTTCATGAATTAGATAGTATAATAACAAGAGTAGGAGAGGATGCTAAAATCATGTTCTGTGGTGATGCAAGTCAAACAGACTTACAGAAAACCAACGAGAAGAATGGCATTCTTGACTTCATGAAGATTATCGAACAAATGCCTGAAGAATTTGCAATGATAGAATTTAATGTTAATGACATCGTTCGTTCTGGCCTTGTGAGAGAATATCTTATTCGTAAAATGGCTATGGGATTTTAATGTTTATTGTTGAGAATCACTTAGGTGATTTAGAATTAGAGAAAAAAGAGACCGACGGACTTCGCCTATATAAGTTACCCAGCAATGAGTGGGTTCCTTCTATCACCTCTGTGACAAGTTTCTATAATCGAGAGGTGTTTCGTGAATGGAGAAAGAGAGTCGGGAATGAAGAAGCAGATCGTGTCACAAAAGAGGCAACTCGACGTGGTACGGACTTTCATGAAGCTGCACAAGCCTATCTTGAAAACAAAGAGTTAGATTGGAATGATTACCAACCACTAACTCAGTTTATGTTTCATAGTGCTAAGTCTAGTTTAGACAAGATAGGGAAGATACACGCAATAGAACGCACACTTTATTCTGAATACCTTGGTCTGGCAGGAAGAGTTGATTGTATTGCAGAATACAACGGAGAGTTAGCGATAATAGATTTCAAAACTTCTACAAAGTACAAACGTGAAGAATGGATACACGACTACTTTGCACAGGAGACAGCATATGCTATAATGTTTCAAGAGTTAACTGGTTTGATACCCAAGAAACTTGTTACAATTATCGCTTGTGAGACAGGCGAACCGCAAATCTTTGAAATTTATGACACAATCAAATACGCTCGAAAACTTAAAGAGTATATTGACGCCTATAGGAGAGACAATGGCAACTGGTAAGGTTGATGACATCTTTGAAAAGAATTTTATGACCGCTGCTAAATTTTCAGTGGAGATAGAGAATATTGTCAAAGAAGGTGATCTTAATTACATTGAAGCAATTGTTCAGTTCTGTGAAGATAAGAACATAGAAATGGATGGCATCAGTAAATTAATATCTAAACCATTGAAAGAGAAGTTGAAATATGACGCACAAAGACTCAACTACATGAAGAGAACATCTAAAGCATTTTTAAAACTGTGAGTGGAATAGAGGTTTATAAAATGTACCTCTCTCTGAAACTTCACTTCACCACAGACTCATTCGACTATTTCAAATATGGTAACGCTGCTAAAGCATCACAGCAGTCATTTGACAGTCGTAGAGATAAATTCTTTTTTGTGAAACTTTCGAGAACTTTCAAAGAGGACGAGTTACGCGAATTTTTTGTAGCTAATATGATAGTAGAAGATAAAGTCTATCCTGCTACATTGGTAAGAGAAGGTGCAAAGAATTATCAAGAGTATCTCAAAAGAAAACAATCATTATCATATAGGTTCAAAGAAGATGTAATGACTCTACATGACATCTCGCACTTGTTTGATAAATTGTTTATAATAGATGGTATGCACCCACCCTTGCTAAAAGCACATCTAGGTGGTAGAATAAGCATAGAAACATTGGCAATCTTCAACAAGATATTCAACTATGTTGAAAACTTCGACAAGATTATCAAAGAAGAAATAGTATGGAAACCCATCCGTAATAGGGTGTTGAAATACGAACCCTTTATTAGCATAGATAAAGGTAAATATAAGAGTATCATCAAACAACAATTCGTATGAAATTTTTTCAATCAGAAGTAGTTCAACAAGAACTGCACCAAATGCAAGAACTTTACATGGACATCAACAGAATGGGTCTGATGTTGAGTTTAGATCAGAAAAAAGAACAGTTACAAAAAATGTTACGTCTGATTGAAATTCAACAAACAATGTACATGCGTGTTACATTGTCTGAGGATCCAGAAGCAAAGAAACTTGTAGATCAGGTAAAAAATGCTGCAGCTATGCTAGGCATGCCAAAGGAAGAAATAGGTCCTCAGTTCTATGATAAACTGAAAGACAATGTTAGAAAAATGATGAAGGAGTTACCAGAATGACTTGGGTATTAGTTAGTATTGTTGTTCTTATTGCAGCAACAGGAGCACTCATAAGATACTATGACCCGCATAACTGATATTCCTAATCTTGAGGGATATGGTGTATTCGTTGATGATGTAGATTTCAAAAACATGTCTCGACGAGAGTGGATGGATCTTGGCAAGTTGCACATGGAAAAACTTGTCATGATTATCAGGAAGACTGGTCTCCAAAAACAATCTTTCTTACAGGTTATGAGAAAGTGGGGACAGGACAGACAAAATTATGCAGCAACTTTGTTTGCTAAGTATCCATGGGCAGAAGGTAATGTCGTAAAACTTATAAGAAGTCCAGAACTAGAACAAGAAGATAGAGATACTATCAAAGAATTTTTTCGTGTTGGTGGTGGTAATTTAAAGACAGGAAATGCACTGAGAATTAGTGGTAAGAAACTCAATGGTAAACCCATAGGCATGTTTGCTGAGGGTGAGTTACTATGGCATAGTAATGAGAGTGGAGATATAGCATTTACACCCGCAGTTGCACTGTTAGGTGTAGAGAATGTAAAACAGAGTGCTACAGGTTTTATGGTAACAACACCATACTACTATGGTGTAAGTGATAGTTTTCGTAGTGAACTAGATGAGATGGTTCTCATCCATAATTTTATGCCTGGCAAGATAAATCCTGGTCTCAATGATCCACAGGACAATCTAATGTACAAGAATATGTGCCCTGATGAAGACACAGAGATACCTCTGGTTATACAGAGTCCTGCAGGGGTCAAAGGATTGCACTACAGTTTTAATACTGTTACAGGCATCAAAGGTATGTCTAACCAAGAAGCGAAAAAAGTATTAGAAGAAATAAGAAAAGGACTAGACCCATATACTTATGATTACTGGTGGGAGAATGACGATGACTTACTGATATTTGATAACAGTATCGTACAACATAGACGACTAGGTGATACTACAGATCGCATGTGTCTACGTTATCAGTTTGACTATACCTATTTACAATATAAATCTACAAAACAAGCTTATATACCTTACTTACAAGAACCTTACATACAAAGATATAAAGATAGAATGACCTTGATCGCCAAAATGCTAGAGCATGAAGGAAAATCACTCCCAGTATTCGTCTAAAACATCAAGAACGTTATTTAATATCATCTGTGCTGCTGCTCTTTCATTCTCATCCCAATGAGGATACCACTGGTGCTGATGCAGACCATCTTTCATACGCATAACTTTTGCTAACATCTGTACTTTGTTCAATCGCCCATTCATAGTTGTATACGTTTATACTAATTATGTCGAGTTGTTCACATAAAGGGGTGCAATGTTAAGAATTTTATGATATAATGTGTTCATCTACTAAAATATAAGTGAAACTCACTCAAGAACTGATTGACCAAATACAGGAAGCAATGCTTCACACTAATCTAAAAGGTGAAATAAACTGGAAAGATGGTGATGATATTGAAGTACAAATTGCAGGAACGTTTGCAAAGGACAAATTTATTGTTCTTAAAAATGCATCTAAGAATCCTTGGGAGCCTGCACAACCACATCCTAGATTTGATTATGAAAAGAAAGAGTGGAAGAAAGATGAAGGAATTTGATTATGGACTCGATTACAAGAACATTGATTTTACAGTTGAAGAGAATCGCAAACTTTATCGCATTGGAAGGGGAGAACAAGGAGTGCTACTGGTACGGCCTTACACTAACGATATATGCGCTCATTGGAGATTTGTAAATGAAACTATTGCTCGCAAATCTGCTGATAAAATCTACTCCATGTTTTGTGACTATAAGGAGCAACAGGACTTCATTGGAATGGATATGGCAAGGAAGTTTCTTGAGATGGGATTTACTCGCTCACGTAGGTATGCAAATCATCCTAGTGGAAAGAAGTACGCTAGAGATGGTTCCATATCACCGCAGTCGCCAACCGCACTACACTGTGAAAAGTCCCGTGCTGCAACTGTTTTCAAAAAAGTAAGAGATAAGGCTGCATATGATGAGAAGTATGTTATAATGAGAAAAGAATGGAGGGCATCTGAATGAACATTTTTGTAACTGATCCATCACCAACAGTATCAGCACAATCATTACCTGATAAACATATTGTCAAGATGCCATTAGAATCTTGTCAAATGCTTGCCATAGTCTGTTCTGAAAAATGGGGACATGGATATGGTAAATTACATAAGAAAGATGGTACAGCATATTTTACAGACAAAGGAGCATTCAGAGGGCATCCTTGCACTGTCTGGGCAAATGAATCTAACATTAATGCATGGTGGTTAGTTGCTCATGCAATGGCACTTTGTGAAGAGTATACTCATAGATATGGTAAAGTTCATAGTTGTGAGAAAGCTGTACTAGAAGCAGGTCATCTTATTCCATTTACTTTAGATAGACCAAAATCATTTGCATTTGCAGGACCAGATCAGTTTAAGTATGATACAAGCATTGACATCTTCACTGCTTACAAGTATTATATAAGATCTAAACCATGGGTCTCATCAAATTATCTGCGTGATCCTTCAAGAAAACCAAGTTGGTTATAATTAATGAGTGACTTTATATGGGTTGAAAAATACAGACCCCAAACAATTGAAGAGTGTATACTCCCTGATCACATAAAAAAAACATTTCAAGACTTTGTAGATCAAGGTGAGATACCAAACATGTTGCTATCTGGCCCACCAGGTATTGGTAAGACCACAGTAGCAAAAGCATTATGTAAACAATTAGGAGTTGACTACTATGTCATTAATGGATCGGATGAAGGTAGGTTTCTCGACACTGTTCGGAACAACGCGAAGAACTTCGCATCTACCGTCTCTCTTACAAGCCAGTCGAAACATAAAGTCATCATCATTGACGAAGCAGACAATACCACTTCCGACGTACAACTCCTTCTCAGAGCGTCTATTGAGGAGTTCTCCAAAAACTGCAGGTTTATCTTTACGTGTAACTACAAAAACAAAATTATCGACCCTTTACATAGTAGGTGTACTGTTGTCGATTTCTCAATTAATAAAAAAGACAAACCAACAATAGCAACACAATTTTTCTCAAGACTAACTAATATTCTTGAACAAGAAAAGATTGATACAGATAAGAAAGTTGTAGCACAATTAATAAATCAACATTTTCCAGATTGGAGAAGAGTGTTAAATGAGTGTCAAAGATATTCGGTTAGTGGTAAAATAGATAGTGGTATATTAGCTGCCTTTTCAGATGTTGCTGTAAATGACCTTATTAAAAATCTTAAACAAAAAAACTTTTCTGAAGTTCGTAAATGGGTTGTCACAAACTTGGATAATGACACTTCTGTTCTATTGCGTCGTATTTACGATAGTCTATATGATTCATTGGAGCATAGAAGTATCCCTGCGGCTGTCCTTATTCTGGGAAAATATCAATTCCAGATAGCATTTGTCGCAGACCAAGAAATCAATCTTCTTGCTTGCTTAACAGAAATCATGGTAGAATGTGAATTCAAATGACTATTAAATTAATCCGTATGTGGTCTGGCGAAGATGTAATCGCCGACGTTATAGAAGAGAATGAGTATACAATTACGATGGAGAATCCAATCGTTGCTGTGCCATCTCAAAAACCAGGACAAATTGGATTTGCTCCTTGGTCTCCTTTACATAAAAAAGGAAAAATAAAAGTAGCAGAAAAGTATG